AAGATCTAATTAAAGGCCCTGTGTCTGGATCTCTTGCGGGTATTTGCTGTAGATTAGGATTAGAATAACTAAATCTACCAGTGACCGTTCCACCATCGTCAGATCTAATTTGATTTATTTCTGCATGTATTCTACCTCGATATTCATGTTTTAAAATAGTGTCAATAAATGTTGTGTTAACCTTGTTTATCTTTCTAGCCTCTGCTATCTTTTGTATGATTGGATTTTTATGATTAGACAGGAAGTTTTTTGTAAATGAAGGCTCACCAGATTTTGCAGTTCTCTCGTAAGATAATTTTAGTTTGTCAAAAACTTTGGCGATCGATCGGGCAGCCCATATCTGAGTATCTATTCCTGTTTCTATTTTCACTTGGTGTATTAGGCGTTCTTCTTTGGTGGTTAATTCTTTTTTTAATTGACTGGCTCTGTGAACGTCTACACGAACTCCGAGGAACCGCATATCAACTAAACAAGGAAAAAGATCTGTCTCAAGATTAAATATAGATTGTAGGTCTTGTTCTATTATTAATTTTTTTACATGTTGCCATAATTTAAAAGTTAACTCTGCATCTTTTTCAGCGTATGCTCCAACTTCTTGCGCTGGTAGTTTCCACATATCTGCTTTAGCATCTAACCCTCTTTGCTTTGCTGCTTCTAACAAAGCTCTTTCATTTTTACCCTCGTTTAGAAAATGCCAAGATAAAGTATTTAGTGTGTATGAAAATCTGTTTTCATCTAATAAAGAACATGCAATCATGGTATCAACCACTAAACCATTGATATTTAGGCCTAAACTACGTATCCAACTAACGTCATACATGGCGTTGTGAAATATTTTCGTAGCTGGACAATCTAAAATATCTTTAAACCATTCTAAAGTTTTCTTTCGATCCATGTTAGGACCAGATGCGTGAGCTATAGGAAAATACCAACTTTCACTATAAGTGGCTACAGAAATACCAACTATCTCACCATTACCAACCACAGAGCCAGAGCCTTTTGATTTTAAATCAGGATCTCTAGTTTCCAAGTCTATTGCAATTTCATCGTAAGACCTAAGATCAGGATACTCTGTTGGTTGCACCCACTCAGTTTGTGGTATAATCATTTTTTCTTTTCGTCTTTTATTTTAAGTAATTCTAGTTGACAATAATGTATTATCTTCTTTATGTCTTCTGTTCCGCCTTTACGTTCATAGCGGCAAACGTATTTTATAACGTTCCCCTGAAAAAACGACAAATTGTTTTTTGAAATAAACTCATAAGGTTGTATAGGAAACTTAGTATAATGATTTCCACCCACCTGAGTGTATTGAGGAAACGCTTCCTCAAATATATCTTTTGTTGTCATAGTTGATATTCCTTTATTTTCTTTTTTGCTTTTAATTTGTATAGATTATTACGTGCTCTTGTAATGCCCACATACCACACTCTATGCTCCTCATCTTGTTTGTCAACACTTAAACTAATGCCTTTTTTAACTTTTGATCCCTGGTGCATGGATAAAATTACATTATCTCCTTCTCCACCTTTTGCTGCATGAATAGTTGATAACCAAATTCTAGCAGGTTCATCTAGCTTTTCGTTTGTTGATAAAAGATTACGTAAGTATAGAATTTCTTTTTGGTCTTCGACAAATTTATCAAACCATGGAATCTTATCATCCCAATCACCATTTGGTATGTAGTCTTTAACTTCTTGTATTTCTTTTTCATCTAGCTCACCTTCGTTTCTCCATTTAGTGTAAGCCACAGCAGCTTTGTACAAACCAACTTTAAAACTTTTACCTTTGTTACTTTGATAATAATAATTTTTATTTTTTAAATCTTTCATTATTTGCAATAGATTAGATTTAGTTCTAGTAAGAATTAACCATTTACCTTTTGTCAAGTCTACTTGATTAATATCAGCTATCGTTTGACAATCTCCTTCATAATCTCTGGAATCGTAGTATTTGTATTTTCTAACACCTTGTATTTTCATTATTGGAAAATTAGATTCTAGTTGCACGGACACTGATACTCTTCTTGATTGTCTTAAAACTATTTCTTTTGCAGGTTCCTCTACAAATCTTTTAACATCTGCACCAGCCCACGCAAAGATAGCTTGATCATCATCACCTGCTAGATACATGTGCTCTGTGTGGTTTTTTAATTTATCGTATAATTTCCATTGTAGTGGAGATAGATCCTGTGCCTCATCTATAAATATGGCTTTAAATTGTGGTATTTTATCTGAGTCTATTACTCTTTTTATCATGTCATTAAAATCCACTAGTTGATTATTTTGTTTATATTTTTTTAAATTTATTGAAATATGTTTTAGCGTATCCCAATCTATTTCTTTTCTATCATGTTCGTTTCTGTCAAACTCTTTTCTAATATCTATATCTTTGTTAATAGATCTTTGTATCATCTGAAAGTATGGATTATTACAAGTTAAAAAATGTGTTTCTTCTTCGTTATATTTATCTGAAAAAGAAACTCGTATTCCTAGTTGTTTACCCAACTCTTCGTAGTGATATGGTTGCATAATGTCTTCATCACTCAAACCTAGCAGGTGATAACAAAAAGCATGTAAAGTTTGAAAGTATGGAACTTTAGATTCAGATACACCAATTCTACTCCTAGCTTCTGCCGCAGCTTTTTTTGTAAAAGCAAAGTATCCTATCTTATGATAGGGTACACCTTTTCTAACGTAAGCTTTAACTCTTTTTATTAGTCTATAAGTCTTACCTGTTCCAGGTGGACCAAAAATTTTATTGATCTTTTCCATTGGCTTTTTTAAATGTGTCAGTTAAACGTCCTTTCCATCCATAGTTACCAATGTGTGTGGTTTCTCCGTCAGCTACTCCGTAAAATTTAAAACCAGATTTTCTAATTAAATTACAAAAGTTAACATCTTCACCCCACCAGTTTCCATTTTTATCAAAGGTGGTGTCCCAAAAATTATAAAAATATTTGTTAGCTTTCTCTGATACTATTTCTTTTTGTTTTATTTTTAGATTTGGATAGTCTTTAATTAATTTTTCATAAACTCTTCTATGCACTAAAGTTAAACCTGCAGGTCCTTTTGTTAATTCAACTAATCCTTTTTCATCTATTAAAATGTCAGTTGGGTCTTCAAACTCTACAGAAAATTTTAAAGTTTGATCTTGAGTTTTTTTACGATAAGGCACACAAATAGCGTCTTTTTGAGCTATAATCATTCTACCCACTACGTCAGGTTCAAATTCTACGTCCGCATCTAAATTTAATTGATAATCATATTCTGTTTCTAAAAACATAGCTGCTAAAACATTTCTACCATATGCAACATATGGACATTTAAAAGTTTGAACAGTTGCTTTTATTTTTGCGGCAGTAAATTTATCCATAAGTTTTATTAAAGATAAACAGGTGCCAACTTGCATTGTGTCATATGCAGGCATTGATATACATACACTCGGTGTCTTCATACTATATTCTCCTTGTTTTCTGATTCTATAAGTTCGTCTGGTATTTCATCTTTCTGTAGTCCTTCTTTAGGAAGTTTTAAAACTCTAATTGGCGGAAAAGAATCTTCGTTCTCACCTTTTGGAAATCTTTTTTTACAATCAAAGTCTCCATTAAAATATTGTTTAATCATGGTAGCCGTTCTGGCTCTTTCCTTAGTCCAGTCCCCTCTTTTTAATTCATCATAAAATTTATCATAAATAAAATAGTAAAAGCCATCGTCTTCTAAAACAGCCCCTGTTTTAAAAGATGCATAGGTTCCAGCTTTTGGTCCGTTAACAAAATCAAATAATTCTTTCTTCAACATGTCCATAGGATTAGTTCCAGCTGGTGGTTTAATTGTTTCCATGTTAGCCCACAAAGTATCTAAGATAGTTTGATATTCATTTTGTTTTAGTATCGGTGGGAATATTGGTGTTTGTTCTGCTATCAATGCCCGCATCTCTTTCATCTCTGCTATTTTTTTAATATGTTTAGCATGTATCTGTACGACTTTACCATCTGCTAGATCTACATTTATAAAAAACTCTGGATCAGGTTTGTAATCCATCTTAATTAAACCAGAAACTTGTGGCCAACTTGTGCTTCTATGACTACCAATACCAAACTTTCTTTTTAAACAAGTGCCCTTTGCACAATAAGAAGAGATAGGTAAATCACTACATTTAAAACCTTTAGTTTCATTCTTCCAATATTTTATTTTTTCTTTTACTTTTCCATCACCCCAAACAGTATCGTAAATAATATAATTTCTAGCTGCTTCTAAAATTTTATCTTCCCAATTGTCAGGATATTTTTTCTTTGCAAACACCATGTAGTTATATAAAAATCTGTCTCTTTCATCTTTTAATTTGGTGCTTGATTCCTGTATCTCTTTGCATATCATTTGTAAACATGGGGGACCATCATGGAACTCCTCTGGCCCACCAGTGATTATTTCTTTTATTTTTTTAGATCCTATATCTCTTAATGTTTTTTCTGTTTGTAAATTTAATTCAACAACTTTTATAAAAGTATCTAAGTCCATTTTACTGCCATCTGTTTTATAAGCTTTACGTTCTGTGCTTTTGTAGTATGGTAAATTTATAAAACTACCAGATGTCTTCTCATTGTTTTGATTAACACCTAGTTTTGTTTGCTTTGGAAATATTTCTGTATTGTGTGGTAACTTGAATAAAAATAAAAGATTA